TTGTAGAGCGACAGTAAACAGACATTCAATTAATGATTTTGATCCGACAAATAAAATCAAACAAACAGTCCTAAATAGAATAAAGTATAATAAGTATTTAGGTAATTTAGTACCTCGATCATTAAGGAAACAAGCAGACGAATTTTTAAATGAAAAATAACTTACAGAAAAAGTCTTTAGTCAAAAGAATATTTTTCTTAAGACAAGCACAAGAAAGAGCTCAGAATCCTGAGTGGAAAGCTATGTGGGAGTCTAAGAAAGAAGAACTTATGGCTAAATACATGAAAGAAAAATAATGAATTTATATTTATAGTCAGATACTTTAACTGTTATAAATATAATTAGAGAAACCAAGATTGGGTGTAGGTGGTCGAAACCTTCGAAGACTTGGTAACTCGCTTAGTGGAATCGCCGAGTATTCGGGATTCTTTATTAACCTTGCTTAACAAAGGAGGTCACAATGACTATTAATGAGCAAATCTGGAGAGACTTATCTCCATTCACCGTTGGCTTTGATAATGTATTCAATTCATTAGACAGAGTTCGACAAATACCACAATCTAATTATCCACCTTACAATATTCGTAAAGGTAAAGTAGAAGATACTTTTCTTATCGAATTAGCTGTCGCTGGATTTAGTCAAGATGATTTAACTATTTCAGTTAAAGAAAACAATCTTACTATTGACGGAGATATTGGTGACAAAGATAATGGGTTCTTACATCAAGGAATCTCACAACGAAAATTCAGTAGGAACTTTGTTCTCGCCGAAGATGTAGTTGTTAAAGGTTCAGACCTTTCAAATGGTATTCTTACCATTTACGCTGAACGAGTAGTTCCAGAAGAAAAGAAAGCTAGAACTATTGAGATAGGTGGACTCAACAAGTCAGATAAGAAGGTTTTCTTATCAGAATAAATAATGTGTATTCATGGGGTGTCAAAAAACTTGACACCTCAGCGAATGCGTGTATAATAGATAGTATGTTCAAAAAATTAAAAGATTTGTGGAAAAAAATATTAAATAAATCAGATGATTTTGGACAAGAATATATGGACTACGAATACGAAGATAAATATATTCAACAACTTAATTCAGCAATGAATAATAATATTAACAATAAGAAGGAAAAAGAAAATGGGAATTTGGAATAGAATAACAACCTTCTTAATTGGTGAACCGTCAGGTGAAAGAGCTAGAGACAGTAAAGGTCGTTATGTAAAAGATGATCCTTCAACTCCTGCTAATGAAGCTTATGAAGATGGAAGAACACCAGCTAAGAAAAGTGTTAAAAAAACATCAGCTAAACGAGGTCGTGGAAGACCTAAGGGCTCTAAAAATAAAACTAAGTAATGGCTTTATTATTTCGTAAAAATAGAGAATCTAAGGGATCTAAATCTAGTTCTATTGGTAATGGTGGTCGAGGAAGACGAGTCAAAATCAGTATGTCAACTATGAATAAACAGAAAAAAAGATCCCTCAAGAAATATCGTGGTCAAGGCAGATAAAGATATAAATACTTATAATTGTAGTTTATGTAATGAAGTCATTAATGATGTTAAATATCATATAAGTGATGGAGAACATATTTTTTGTAATGCTAAATGTTCTAATAATTGGCATTCAGAAAAAAATGAAGATTATGTGAACACACATTATCCGTTATTTGATGAAGGACTCTATACAGAAGTTGTTCATCAAGACGGTGAAAGAGCTATTAGAATCTTGAAAGGTACTTATAAAGATGTAATCTATCAGTATGGTAAAATTAATTTTGTACCTAGAGAAACATCTGAAACACCGACTATCGATTTCGAAAGAGCTGTCCGTTCATGTCCGGAAGATTTAAAAGAATCTATATCAGATGATGAACAATTTAATCAACTTATGGGAAATATTCTCATAGAATTACTAGCCAATCAAGGGTTAGAGGAACTGAAAAATGGAATATAGTAAAGAGTTTAGACAAAGACTTAAAGCTGAAATAACTTCTGATGAAGGTCAAGTATTAGAAGTATACAAAGATCATCTTGGATATCCTACAATAGGTGTAGGTCATTTAGTACTAGAGAGTGATGAAGAATATGGTATGGGTGTAGGAACTCCTATCACACAAACTAGATGTGATGAACTGTTATTTCAAGATTTGAACATTGTCTTAAAAGAATGTGAAAGTAGATTTCACGAAAATTGGAAAGATTGGCCAGAAGAAGTTAAGTTAATTATAGCTAATATGGCTTTCAATCTAGGTTTGACTAGACTAGTCAAGTTTCAAAAAATGTTTAAAGCCTTAAATGAAGGTGATTACAAACAAGCGTCCATAGAAGGATTAGATTCCAAGTGGGCTAAACAAGTCTATAATCGAGCGAAACGATTAATGAATCGTTTAAGAGACATAGACACAACTGATAAATAAATAAAGGATATATTATGGAAATCGATAAACAATTAAGAGAAGCTCTTAAATTGAGATATCAAGGTGAAATAGCGTCAGCGAAAGCTAACATTACAATCTATATGAATAATTCAGTAGGTATTGGAGAACACCCGGATATCATCGCGGCTATAGATGAACAACTAGAACTTCTATGTACAGCAGAAGAAAAACTTAACGCTGTAGAAGATCATTTTGTACCACCGAGACAAGTTTGACAAGAATCAACATTTTACCTGTAGAAGAACTAACCGATCAACATTTGATGGCTGAGTATCGAGAGATATTCATGATCGGTTCAGCTCTACAAAAATCACTATCATCGCCGAAGTGGGATAAAAAAAGAATCCCGAAAAAATTAACTTTGGGTACAGGTCATGTTATGTTCTTCTATGATAAAGGTAAATATCTTTGTAATAGATACGAACAGATTAAAAATGAATTAACTAACCGAAACTTTAACTTAGACAAGACACGAACATTTAAAGTTTCACAATTTCCAACTGAATACTACAACGATTGGAAATCGACAGATAGAGACAGAGCTATCTTGAGAGAAAGAATCGAAGAAAGAATTCAACAAAAACCAAAATGGTATAGACATAATGGCAAGTCGCTGTTATAATAGATTATATGCACTACTACACAAACATTAAAAGATATAAAGATTTCATACTCGCGAGAGGTGTTAAGAACGGTGAGAAGTATATCAAACGATTGAAATACGAACCGACTCTTTATATACCAACAAACAAACCTACAGCTCATAAGTCAATCGCTGGTGAGTTCTTACAATCAAAGAAATTCAAATCTCCGAGTGACGCGAGACATTGGAAGAAACAATACGACAATACAGGTATTGATATTCATGGTCTTGAACAATGGGAGTATACTTACATAGCTGAGACATATCCTTCAAATATTGATTTTGATATCAAAAATATTAACATACTGAACATTGATATTGAGTGTGAATGTGAAGGTGGATTTCCTGAACCAACAGAAGCAGAAGAAAGAGTCAACGCGATTACTATGAAACTGTTCGGTCATAAAGAAACTCATGTAATCGGTATTGATAATTTCGAATATAAGAATGATGACCCGAATGTAATTTATCATAAGACTAGACATGAAAAAGAATTACTTCTAACTTTCATGAAGATATGGGACGAGTTAGAACCTGATATCATTACAGGTTGGAATGTAGAAACATTCGATATAGCTTATCTTGTTAATCGTATCTGGAAACTATTTGATTGGGATACAGTTCGTAAGTTATCACCTCATGAATTGATTACTTCTAGAGAGTGGTTGTATATGGGTCAAAAGAAAATGATCTCATACAACATAGCAGGTATCGCGATTCTCGATTATCTAGAAATGTACAAAAAGTTTACTTACATTACGAGAGAAACATATCGATTAGATCATATAGCAGAAGTAGAATTAGGTAAGAAGAAAATTGATTATTCAGAGTTCGGAGCGATGCATCTGTTCTACAGAAACGATTATCAAAAGTTTCTAGACTACAACATTCGTGATACAGAACTTGTTGAACAACTAGACGATAAACTACAACTCATGGAATTAGTTATCACTATGGCATATCAAGCGAAGTGTAACTTTGAAGATGTATTCGGTTCAGTTCGATATTGGGATTTAATTATCTACAACTTCTTGAAGAAACGTGGTATGGTACCACCTCCGAAGAAGTTAGCTCAAGATTCAAGAATTGTCGGAGCGTATGTAAAAGAACCTCAAATCGGACAACATAAGTGGGTGATGTCATTTGACTTAAACAGTCTATATCCTCATTTGATCATGCAATATAATATGAGTCCTGATACATATCAGAAAAAGATATTTAATCAAGAGATAAACGTGAAGAAACTTCTAGAAGGTGAAGTTGATCTTAGTATGTTAACTAACACAACCGTTACACCGAATGGTGCATTGTTTAGAACAGATAAACAAGGATTCTTACCTGAACTTCTAGAAGAAATGTATGATCAAAGAGTTTTGTTCAAAAGAAAGATGATTCAATCACAACAAGAATTAGAAACGATTGATAAGAATGATACAGTCAAAAGACGAAGATGTGAATATGATATCGTGAAGTATAACAACAATCAAATGGTGAGAAAGATTTCACTTAACAGTTGTTATGGAGCTTTAGGTAATCAGTATTTCAGATACTTCAATCGAGAGATCGCTGAGGGTATTACTACATCAGGTCAGTTGAGTATTAAATGGGTAGAGAACGCTGTTAATCAGTATCTAAACAAATTACTTGAAACTGATACAGATTATGTAGTCGCGATCGATACTGATTCAATCTATGTTACATTCGAAGACTTAATGGAAAGAGTCAAACCAAAGAATCCTGTAGAGTTTCTAGACACAATCGCGAAAGAGAAAATAGAACCTATGATTAATGAATCGTATGAACAACTAGCTTCTTATACAAACGCTTATCAGAACAAAATGGAAATGGGTCGAGAAGTCATAGCAGACAAAGGTATATGGACAGCAAAGAAAAGATATATACTCAATGTTCATGATTCAGAAGGTGTAAGATTCAAATCACCGAAACTAAAAATGATGGGTATCGAGACAGCGAAGTCTTCAACACCAATGTGGTGTAGAAAGAAACTCGAAGAAGGTATTCGTACATTGATGAATGGTACAGAGAATGATGTATGGGATTTTATTACTAACTCAAGAAATGAGTTCAATAAACTCCCAATAGAAGAAGTTTCTTTTCCACGTGGTGTGAGTGATATCAAGAAATATTACAACGCTGCTTCTATCTACAATAAGGGGACACCAATTCATGTCAGAGGATCACTACTCTACAATAATTATTTACATAAATACAATATAGACAAGAAATATCCTATAATACAGAATGGTGAAAAAGTGAAGTTTTGTTATATGAAACTTCCGAATATAATGAATGAGAATGTTATTTCATTTGTCTCAGCACTACCTAAAGAATTTGAACTTGAACCTTATATTGATTATGATACTCAATTTCAAAAGTCATTCGTTGAACCTTTAGGTGTAATATTAGATAAGATCGGGTGGACTACTGAACCAGTAAGTACACTTGATTCATTTTTTGGGTAGAAGTTAATTACCCAAAGGGGTAATTAATGTACGAATATAGAGTAAGTATTGTAAAAGTAGTTGACGGAGATACTGCAGACGTAGATATCGATTTAGGCTTCGGAGTACAATTAAAAGATGAGAGAGTTAGAATAATGGGTATTGATACACCTGAATCTAGAACCTCTGATAAAGTAGAAAAAGTATTTGGTAAAGCTGCTAAACAAGCTTTAATAGATATGTTAGGTGAAACAGCAATTTTGAAAACACAAATTAATAAAGATGGTGAAGACATGAAAGGTAAATTCGGAAGAATCCTTGGTGATTTTATTGTTCAACATAAAGGTGAAGAAAAAAGTGTTGTTAAAGCTTTAATCGAAGACGGTCACGCTGTTGACTATTACGGTGGTTCAAAAGAA